GCAATGCACACGAGCGGCGCACTCGATAAAAGCACCAAAATACATTCATCCTAGCATGAGGTGAGGTCCCATTTGGCATACAGTTAACCTCGTGTTACCACAAGCGACCCTATCCAAAGTGCGACGCTCATCTTTTTGATTAGCTTCAGAAACAGTAACATAAACCATGCCGGCAGCATAAGCCTGCCTCATTTCTTCCATCTCAATTTTGAGAGAATCAATAGGAACATATCTCTCCTCAATCTTAACAAAGTATTTGTGCTTTCCTTTTTCGCGTCGAGACTTTCCTTGCTTATCAAAGCCAAACGAGGTATTCATATCCAATTGCTTGAAATACTTATACTCAGGTTTACCATTAATAGCTTCATCTTGCGTAAGAACTACAGGTGGCACAGTACATGGAATGGAATCAACTTGGCGATCAATAAGAGCCTCAAGAATGTCCATATCAAGCTTTGCATTTTTGGGTTTGCGCCCTATTTTCCTTACACCATTTTGAACTGGATGAATACCATTTGTCGGTTTGAGCATAGCGGGTCTAGAATTAGGTTCAGCAAGTTCACCATGTATCAGTGACTCTACAATCTTTGATTTTGAAGCGAATCTGTGGGCTAAGCCTTTAGGAGCTTTTCCGAGATATTCAACATCTGGATTATAAACAAAACTAGGCTCACCTATAGTCGGTGAAATTCCAATGTTAAGTCCTTGAGCAGTAATTTCTTGAGGCCAGTATTGCTTGAGGTTTTCAGGTTCAACAAAGTAATCATCAAGCATCTCTTTAGTAACAACAACACAAAGTCCTTTTGAAGTGTCGGAATTTCCTGCAACATGAAAGCCAGCCAATTTACGTAAAACCAGAGGATTATCAACAGCAAGTATTCCAGCACAATCTCCTCCATCACATGGTGCGGTATAAGAAAGAGTATGAGTTGAAGTGACAATGTCCTTTGAATTAGGAGACAGTCTATAATGAGAGACACCAGATCGTTTAGTATCTGATGAACATCTCATCCTATGGCTGTCTTTCTTTGGAACATACAAAAGAGTATTTGAAAGGTCAGAATTCTCTGCATCATGTTGAGAAATGAAGTGATTTGTAATATCCTTGAATGGCTGAATCGACTTCACAGGCGCTTCAACAAAACAAAGATCATTATCTTCATCTGCAGAAATCGTAGCATCTTTAATTGGGAAAGTAGCTTTGTCACCCCTAAACATATCAAGCTCGAAATAAGAATCTTCATCCTTATGTAAAAGCATATGCTTAGGTATAACAAAGACACGATCTTTAAGAAATGCACAATAGCAAGTATGAGGGAGTTTTGTCTCTTTGTTAACAATAGACATCCTCCCCATATTTCCA